GACGTTTGCTCCCACGGCAGTGGCCCACGCCTGCACGGCGTTGTACTGCGCCAGCTCCTGCGCCGCGCTGAGGGTGGCGCCCACGGTCATGAAGCCGATCGACGTGGCGCGAGGCGACGTAAAGACACCTGCGTTGTTGTATCCGCCGACAAGGATCGGGACGATGGGCAGGCTTGCCGAGCCGAACGCCGTCGGAGCGACGGCCTGCACCATGGCAACCCCGTTCTTGTAGGCGTAGCTGTTGGCACCGGACGCCGCATCGCGCGAGCCGGCCGTGTAGCCCGCGCTGGTCGCCGCAGGAAGCGTGTAGGTCCCGGAAGAGGAGTTGACGTCGAGATAGGCCACGCTGGCGTTGCGCGGACGCACACGAAGCGTTCTGTTCGAGCTCGAACTGGCTCCCGCCGCATAGAGGTTGCCCGACAGATTCTCGCGCAGATAGATCGCGAGACGAGTATTTTGCGTGGTTGCGGCTACCGAGTGCGTCGCGGGAATGAATCCGGTGTTGAGATATCTGGAGGTGCCGTCGGTCGCAAAATGCCGGCGTGCCGTGAATACCGGTGCGTTGACCAGTGTCACGGTGCGCCGCTGCTTGAGCGACACGGTCGCCTGGATCAGGTTCTCGCCCCAGAACGGCCAGTAGTCGTCGGTCAGCGCCCAGGCACCGCCTGCCTTCTCATCCACCACGAAGCGCGACGCGATGGACAGGATGGCAACGGAGACGCTGCCGCCGGCGGCGATGATGGTGTCTCGCCACGACAGTACGTCCGCATCCACCTGCCCCATGACGCCGAGGCGGCGGGCAATCGAACTCATACTGGACCCTCGCCTAGTAGTTCTGCGCGACGATCGACATCAGCCACGTCGTACCACCGTCGAAGGTCACGAAATTGAGCAGGTCGCGGGTGCCGTTGGTGCTGGATGGGGTGTAGGTGCCGTTCAAGGCGGTGACGCTGCCCGGCATGGTCACGGTGCGGGCAGTGCCGTCGGCGGTAAATTCCACCGTGAAGCCCGAGGCGAAGCCTGGCAGCGCGTTGGCGATGGTGATGGTCGTCACGTTGGCGTTGAGTGCAACTTTGTGGATGGTGCCCAGAAGCAGGTCTAGAGTCAGGGCGCCAGCCGAGATGGTCGGTGCGTTGACCGCTTCGAGAGAGCCCAGGAGGGTGAGCACGGCTGCCGGCGCCACGAGCGAGATCGTCTTGGTGCCAGCCGAGAAGGACACGGCGGCACCGGTGCTGGATTTGAGGGGGGCGGCGCGCGTGATGCTACCGGCGCCGGCGCTGGCGTAGGTGCAGAGCGCGATCTCCCATTCGGCAGCCGTCGAATGCTCGATCAGGCCCCAGAAGGTATCGCCGTTGGCGAAGCCGGCGCCGGACAGGGACAACATCTTCGATGTGGCCCCCGCGAGCGTGAGTGCGCCCGTTCCGGTGCTGGTCGTCGTCTCCTGCACGCGGTCGAGTATCCTGTGCGCCATCCGCTATCCCCATAGATCGAGCGCGACAGACTTCGACGAGGCGAAGCTCATGCCGACACAAATGAACTTGCGTGCGCCGGCCCAGCCGTAGCGCGTAAAGCCGTAGATCTGGATCACCTTGCCCAGCAGGTTGGCGAAGGGATCGCAGGGCACCGTGACCCGCCACCGCTCGCGCCGGATTCCCATCACCCGCTGCTGCCGCACGGCCTCGGCATGTGCTGACGCCTCCAGCGAGAAGCCGCCGCTCACATAGACCGCGGCCGCCGTGGGCCAGAGGCTGGCCTGGAAGCCGTCGGACGAGCTGGCAAAGCGTTCGGTGCCCCGATAGAGGAGCGCGGCTGCCGCATCGACCGAGCCTGCCAGCCGGCTGGGGTCCTGCGGCGTGTAATTGCGCTGCCAGCCGACGTAGGTCGCCCGACGGGGCGCCTGGTAGGTCTGCATCATCTGCGGCTCGGAGGAGCCGAAGTCCTGCGGGTAGTCGATGGTCAGCACCGGCGACCGCGTCGGCTCTTCCAGGAAGCCCAGGGCGAGCAGGCCGTTTGCCCGTACAGCCCACCACCCCAGGCATCCGGCCATGACCTCGGTCAGGGCCTCGGCCTTGGTGATCGCGTCCTTGAAGTAAAAGCCCACCGTGCCGGGCTGTTCCTGTTCCATATAGTTCAGGGCCGCGAAGTCGATCTGGGCATCGGAGAACGTGATCGTGCCGCGACCGGTGGCGATGCGTCGGGCGACCTGGCCGCGCGTAAAAGGATAGGTCTGGCCGTTGATGGTGTCGTTGTCGCCGTGGAGGTCGACGGTCAGCGTATAAACCACCGCCGAGCCCAGCCGGATCAGGCCCAGAGCAAGGCAGCTGGCATACTTCGAGGCGGGCACGCTCGCCGCCGCCAGCGCCGTCCAGTCCGCATAGTCGGCATCGAAGGCAAGAGGCACGCCGCCATCCCGCACGGCGTCCACCGCCAGGATCGAACTGCAGGACAGCTGGAAGATCAGCAGCGCGGCACTGACCTGCGTCGGCTCGCAGTTGTAGACCGGGCCCACCGCATAGGGCTTCATCTGCCCGGCAATGGAAGCATCGCCATCGGCGCCGCCGGTGCCGCCGTAGCGCAGGCCGTGCAGCTCAGCCGCGGCCAGTTGCCAGCCGAGGTCGCGCAGCCTGATCTCCTTGCGACGCTGGTCATAGAGCAGGCCGTTGGTCGTCAGCCGGCCCACCACCTCGAAGGTCGAGAACGCCGCCAGCGGGTTGCCGCGCAGGATATCGAGGCTGGCGCCGTCCCAGGCGAGCTGGGTCAACCCGTCCAGCTCGCCATCCGGGTCGATCAGGGTGATCGCGCCGACGCCGCCCTTGCCGCTGGGCGAGGGTTCTATGCCGTCGAACAGGCTGATGCCGTAGTTGATGGGGCCGTTCAGCTTGCCGGGGACGTAGGTATTGGCCGGCGTATCGTCCGGCGCCGTCGATCGGCCGAGCGAGGCCGCCGGATAGATCGCGACGCGGGCTCCGGGCCACTCGACCTGAAACGGCGTTGGCCAATCGATCATGCCCGAGGGATAGGGACCGCCGCCGGACAGCACGATATTGGTGCCGGGATCGGCTGGCGCGGCTCGCAGCAGGTAGGACAGCCCACGCGCCGACTGCAGGTCGACGGCATCGGCGCCGACATCGACCGGGAACTGCGCCAGCGCGGGATAGTCGACCGTGCCCGATGGACCGGGGAAGCCCGTCAGGTAGATCGTGCTGGCCATGTGGCCGTCCCTCTCAGCCGTTCACCGCGCGGCGCAGCAGCAAGTCGTTGGTCTCGGAGAGCTTCGCCATCAGGGCCGCAATCTGCCGGCTCTGCTCGGAGACGACGGACTGAAGCTGGGCCGCCTGGGCGACGGCCGCCTGCGGGGCGCCGTTGTTATCGTTCGGCGCCGAGCTGGTCGTGCTGCCGCCGCCGGTGATCTGCAACTGGATGGTGAGCAGGTCATCGAGAATTTGCTGTTTGAGGGCCTCGTAGTCCGGGCCGCTCGCATAGTAGGACTGGGCCGCCTGCGCGAAGGTCGTGCCTTCGGCCGCTACGCGCGCGATGGCGCTGCTGTCGCCCGAACGGGCCTGCGCGACGGTGGCCTGGTAGGCCGCCCTCATGCCCGTCAGCATGGTGGTGGGCGAGAGGTTGGCGAGGTCGCCCAGGCTGAGACGCCGGATCGCGTCCTCCAGCTGCGAGATCGCACCGCCGTAAAGTTGCTCTTTGAGCGCGGCTTCGCGGCGCAGCAGGGCCTCGGCGATACGGGCCTGGTCGACGATCACGTCGGTGTGCTGCTTGATGTAATCGATATTCGCCAGGATCGACTGCTTCTCGTCTTCCCAGGCGCGCAGACCGGCCGCGACCGGATCGATCAGGTTGTCGACATAGTCCTCGCCGAGGCGTTCGGTGGCCTTCTTCTGCTCGGCCTCGATCGGCGCCAGGGCGAGCCCGAGCCTGGTCGCCTTGTCGGTCATGTCGCCGAACTGCTTCTCGAGCTCGCGGAACTGCGTCCGAACAGTCAGCGCGCCCTTGCCGAGCCGCTCATAGACGTCATCGACGAAGACGATGCTTTCGGCGGTCTCCTTGATGCCCATGGAAGCGGCGCGCATCGCCTCGAGCGCGGACTTCATCGTCGACGAGATCTCGCCGACGGCGCCGGACAGGATGGACCGGATCGCCACCTGAGCTGCGCCGGTGTCCATCATGTCGTCCATGTTCATGCGCCAGGCTTCCTGGTTCCCCGTCTCCGGGTCGACGAGGTGCGTGGCGTTGCTGGTATAGCTCCAGTCCTTGCCCTGGGCGGTCCATGACGAGGCGTTGAGCCCCCAGACCTTCGACGGGTCCTTCACCCCGCCCAGGATGCCCAAGACCGAATCGATGCCGCCCGACAGGCCGCGCAGCGCGCTCTCCGACTGGCCGCTATTGGCGTTCGGGCCATATGCACCGCCGGTCGTGTACCAGTTGCCGTTGCCGTAGTGCAGTGAGGCGTTCGTCGAACTGTGCGTCCGGGTGTCGGACTCGCCGAAGATGGCGGGTGCGAACTGAGACAGCAGCGATATCGCCATGCCGACCGGCTGCAGGCCGGGCACCAGGGACACGGCGCCGCCGACCATGCTGCCGATGCCGGCGATGGTCTGGCCGGTGCTCCTGGAGTTCGCCAGCTGATAAGCGCCCATGCCGATACCAGCGGCGGCACCGATACCCTGCAGAGGCGTGATGCTCCAGGTCGACGGGTTCCACATGCTCGGCGATAGCGTTGGAACGCCCTGCATCGCCGACGGCGATATCCCGGCATAGGGCCCGGTGAAGGGCGTGTTGAGCCAGTCACCGATGCCGCCCAAGCCAAGGCCGCTAAAGAAGCTGCCACCACCGGTGCTGCCGGCCGAAGGCATGTCAATGCCCCCGCCTCCGACGCTCCCGCTCCCACTCCCACTCCCAGTCACCGACGAACCGAAGCCCATTTGCTGGGCCAGTGTCGGCGAGACCACGCCGAGGCTGCCCAGGCCCTGGACCACGACGCTCATTACTGGCCGGATCGTCGCCAGCGCCAAAAACTCGGCCACCATGCGCCGGATCGTCGTCTTGAAGATATCGCCCAGGGCCTGGAACGAGACCTGCCCGCTTTGCAGGATGCGGTCCCAGGCGTCGGCGCCGGCCGTCTGGATGTTGCGGAACGCCTGCTTTAGCGGCTCGGTCCAGAGTTCGTTGGCGCGCTTCAGCTCCTCGGCCTGGCCTTTCAGCCTCTCGTTCTGGGCGATCGCTTCCCCGCGCGCTGCGATGGCTGCCCGTTCCACCTCGGTCGTACCGGCGACGCCCTTCAGCTCGAGTTCCTGCTTGAGCCTGATCTGGGCGATCACGACGGCGCGCGTCTCGGACGACTGATCAATCAGACGGTTCTCGGCCGCCAGAAGCTCGTTGGCCTTCTGCAGGGTCGAGGTCTCGATGTTGAAGTCTTTCAGGTTTTTAGCGCGCTCGGTGGCGCGTTGCTGATCTTCTATCCTCTTCGTCAGCTCCTCGACCGAGAGACCCGCCTTGTGCGCCGAACTGGCGTAGGCGTCCTGGACCTCCTTGACCGCCTTGAAGCGGAGCTCGAGGTCGGCAACGGCCCGGCTACCCTGGGCCGAGACGTCGGCGAGCGC